TCACTCTTGCTCAGGCAGCAGAACCTTACGTTGGTAAGTATTACTCTCAAGATTACTTGAGAAGAAAGGTTCTCCGTCAGACTGATCAAGAGATCTTGGAGCAGGATGAACTCATTGAAAAGGAAATAAAGGCAGGTATTATCCCTGATCCTGCAACCGTTGACCCAGAAACGGGTCAACCTCTTCAACCCGAAGCGAATGATGACTTAGGGAAACCAGTTATGGAACCAGAAACAGATGGTTCAGCAACTGAAGCACCTGAACTACCCAAGGGTGGGGAGATATAAATAAAACATAGTAGGTATTGACTATTCACATGGATGAGCTTATGGATATGATGATATCCGATGAATCACCGTCGCAAATCAGCGACAAGATCAAGGATATTCTTTTTGCTAAGTCTGCTGAAAGGATTGATGCATTTCGTCCTTCAATAGCAAATGCTGTTTTTGACGGTGAAGACATTGAAGTAGATGACGAAGAGGAAACTCTGGAAGTCACCGATGAGTTAGAAACCGAAGACGAAACCGAAGAGGAGTCTGAATAATGGCACATCGTACAGTTGGTGCTGGTCAAAGTGTAGCAGTTTCTGGTGCTGGTGGTGCCAGTGATGCTATCACTGTTAAGTCGAATAATGTTCGTATTAACGCCAGAGGTGTTAATGCTCACGTAGCAATTGGCACCGGAACAACTTGCACTCAAACTGAATACTATATTGCCGATGGTTCAGCTGCTACTTTAGCACTCACTAAAGCATCTCAAAAAGTCTTCAGTATTGAGTCTTTATCAGGTGGCAAGACACGCATTACCTGTCCTGAAGGAACTCAAATGCCTTTTGCCGTTGGCAACTGCGTTACTCTCGAAGCAGATAATGCAGATAGTAACTGGTCAACGGTTATTAGTCACGTTGGTGTTGACTCTGTTGACCAAACTGCTAGTTTCGATGGATTCCATCAAACTAGACTCGTAGTTTCTGCTGACACAAGTGGAATTTCTACAGACTTTTCTGACCAAGATGCTACTTTATTCAACTCAGTTAAAGTGGCGTCAGTCACAACTGGAGATGCTGGGTCACTCTTCGTTCAACAAGTACAAATCACCGGACAAGCCTGATGAAACTTATCAGAGAGGAAATCGAATCAGTTGAATTTCTTGTAGAGCAAAAAGGCGGCAAGAAGTCAATGTACATTGAGGGAGTATTCCTTCAAGGGAACATTAAAAACCGCAACGGTAGAATGTATCCCATGGAAACACTTCGTCGTGAAGTTGGTAGATACAACGAAAACCATGTTCAGGCAGGTAGAGCACTTGGCGAACTTGGTCACCCCGATGGTCCTACCGTCAACTTAGACCGTGTATCCCACAAGATTGTTTCTCTGAAAGAGTCCGGTTCAAACTTTATCGGAAAAGCAAAGATCCTCAATACACCCATGGGTAAGATTGCTTCTTCACTTATTGAAGAAGGAGTAAAACTGGGTGTTTCATCTAGAGGTATTGGTTCTTTGAAAATGACACGAGAAGGTGTCAATGTTGTCGGTGACGACTTTATGTTGGCAACTGCTGCTGACATCGTTGCTGATCCTTCTGCCCCCGATGCTTTTGTTGAGGGAATCATGGAAGGAAAAGAATGGGTATGGGATGGTGGCATCCTTCGCGAGAAGTTTGCTCAGAAAACATACAAAGAGATTAACACTCTTGTTACTCAAAAGCAACTTGATGAGAAAAAGTTGGATTTATTCAACGATTTCCTTAATAGTATCTGAATAGGTATTAAATCTTTTAATTTATAAATAAATATAGTTTTTAAAAAAACGGATACGGAGCTGTTCAAATGTCTCGTGGTAACGAATTACAAGAAATGGAAGTAAAGACACAGCAGTCCAAAACTGCTGCAAACGCCAACGCCAAACCTGGTGATCCTATGCCCTCCTTGTCTGGAACAACTCCTGGACAGTCGGGTTCTTACGAAGATCTCGGTGGTCCTACCCCTGAGAACTACAAAACTGATGATGATTCTGCCAAGTTGAAAACACCTGGTAAGACTCTGAAGCAAGTCAGAGATGTAGTTAATGCTAAGGCAAAGCCTGCAGAGGCTGCTAAAGGCATGAAGGAAGAAGAAGTTCAAGTAGAGGAACCCGTGATCGAAGAAGAAGAAACAACCACTGACGAGGTAGTCGCTGAAGAAGAGACTACTGAAGAAGTCGTTGCCGAGTATGATGTCGAAGAAGATGTCAATGCTCTCCTCGGTGGCGAAGAACTCTCCGAAGAATTCAAAGAGAAAGCAAAGACTATCTTTGAAGCAGCAATCAATGCAAAGGTTGCTTCTATCAAAGAAGAGATTCAAAAAGAGTACGATGAAAAGCTTGCTGAGGAAGTTGCCTCAGCGAAGGACTCTCTCGCTGAGCGTGTAGATTCCTATCTTGAGTATGTCTCTGACGAGTGGTTTGAAGAAAACGCACTCGCCATTGAGGCAGGTCTCAAGACTGAAATGACCGAATCGTTCCTTGAAGGAATGAAGGGTCTTTTTGAAGAACATTATGTAACTATCCCTGAAGAAAAATATGATGTGCTTGAGAGCATGGTAGAAAAACTTGATGATATGGAGACAAAACTCAACGAGCAAATCGAGAAAAATATTGCTCTGAATAGCAGACTCAGCGAGTCTGTTGCAGACGGTATCCTTGATGAAGTTTCTGAAGGACTTGCGTCCACTCAGAAAGAGAAGCTCGCTTCACTTGCTGAAAGTGTAGAGTTTGAAAGTGAAGAAGAATATCGTGAAAAGCTGGAGACTCTGAAGGAGTCATACTTCTCCAGAACAACTGCTCCCGCTGCTAAAACAGAAACCCTTTCTGAGGGAGAGACTCATGACCATCAGCAATATTCTGATACCATGAGTGCATATCTCAGATCCCTGGGAACTTTTAGCAAATAATCTGATTACATAACAAACAAACACTAACTTTAGGTAACCCGCAATGTTCCAATCCGAACAGTTGCAGGAAAAGTGGAAGCCCCTTCTCGAATATGAAGGTCTTGAGTCTATCAAGGACCCCCATAGAAAGGCTGTAACCGCTGTCCTGCTCGAAAACCAGGAAAAATTCATGAAGGAGTCCTCCTCCTTCGAGACAGGTGGATCCCTCCTCTCTGAGGCTGCTCCTACCAACTCTGTCTCTAACGGTGGAGTTTCTAACTTCGACCCCGTTCTGATCTCCCTGATCAGACGCTCCATGCCTAACCTGATCGCTTACGATCTGGCTGGCGTTCAACCCATGAGTGGACCTACTGGACTCATCTTCGCGATGCGCTCCCGTTACAAGTCCATGTCTGGAACCGAGGCATTCTACGACGAGCCCGATTCCGCATTCTCCGGTCAGAACTTCACCCGTAACCTTACGGCTGGAATGACCGACACCGCTGCTGGTATGGGTACTACTTCCCAGTCCGGCAACAACCCTGCTGCACTCAACCCCATCTCATCTGCATCCTCCTTCGGATACGATGTTGGTCAGGGTATGACCACAGCAAACGCTGAAGCACTTGGCGATGCCGATGCTAATGCGTTCAACCAGATGGCATTCTCTATCGAGAAAGTCACTGTAACCGCTAAGTCCAGAGCACTCAAAGCTGAGTACTCCTTGGAACTGGCACAAGACTTGAAAGCAATCCACGGTCTGAACGCCGAGGCTGAACTCGCAAACATTCTCTCCACTGAGATTCTTGCTGAGATCAACCGCGAAGTTATCAGAACCATCTATAAGGTTGCTGAACAGGGTGCTGCACAAAACGTCGCTCAGTCTGGTGTATTTGACCTTGACATCGACTCCAACGGACGCTGGAGTGTTGAGAAGTTCAAGGGTCTCCTCTTCCAGATCGAAAGAGACGCTAACGCTATCGCACAAAGAACTCGTAGAGGAAAGGGCAACACTATCCTTTGCTCTGCTGACGTTGCTTCTGCACTCACCATGGCTGGTGTACTCGACTACACCCCTGCACTGAATGCAAACCTGACCGTTGACGACACCGGTAACACCTTCGCTGGTGTTCTGCAAGGTAAGTATCGTGTATACATCGATCCTTATTCTGCAAACCTGACTTCCGCCAACGCAACTCCTGGCAACCAGTACTACGTTGTAGGTTATAAGGGTACTTCCCCCTATGACGCTGGTCTGTTCTATTGCCCCTACGTTCCCCTTCAGATGGTTCGCGCCGTTGGAGAGGACACCTTCCAGCCCAAGATTGGCTTCAAGACTCGCTACGGTATCGTTGCGAACCCCTTCGCTGAAGGCACCGAAGCACAACTCGGCAAACTTAACATCAATGCAAACCGTTACTACAGACGTGTTGCAGTTAAGAACCTTATGTGATATACTTTCACTACGTGTGAAGGAAGTGCAAGAGGGTCTTCGGACCCTCTTTTTTTATCTAAATACTTAGAAAAGGATAATGTCATACGGCAACCCATTTGAGAATCAGTTGAGCAATAGGAACTTCCTATCACCAACTGGTTTTAAGTTCACTCTAA